GGGAGGTATGGAGCGAGGGGTTACCTCGACAGGATGAACTATTATAATTAGTGTTATCTTCCTCAGAGTGCATCATTTTAGGCATAATGTTGCACGACTAGGTCATTCCTAAGTCCAGCAATATTAATAGTTAGGGCTAAGATATAGTGGATTGTGTGCGTGTGTGCAGATTTAAAGGAGTAATTGCCCTCCCCCCCCAGCACGTGGGTGTGCCCCCCATTGCACTACGTATATACAGCTCTTACACAGGACAGGTGAAAATACTTGGTTGACACATATTACTATACTTTAGTAAACTAAGGCATGATTATTACAAAGAAAAAACACGAAAGAGAGATAGAAACGCTTAAAATGTTTTACGAAAAGCTGCTATCTGAAGTATCAAGTTTTCATCAAGTCAAAGAAATGAAGGTTAACCAGCTTCTAGAAGAGTATTTTAACAGATTCTCTAATAAAAGTGCTACTAAATGCATAAATGAGATTAAAGAAGTAATGGATGTTCAACCTCAAATAGGAGATTTATATAATGGAACTAAAGAGAGTGTATAAAACATCAGAGTTGTGCGAGATGTTTGGTGTAACTCGTCAAAGTATTTATAAGTGGAGACTAGCAGGTATGCCAGTAGCAATAGATAACACAAATAATGACAATATTAAGGGTAAAACCATAAGATATGACTTAGATGATGTTATGGACTGGTTAAATTCTACCAGTAAAGTGGGGTATATATCAGTTAATGACCCGGGGGATGAGAATGAGTGAGCCAAGATTTGTAGCAAAAAAGAGAACTAAGTCTGGGATGGAAATTACTATAGCAGTAGGAAATACCAGACATGAGTTAATAGAAAGAATAAAGAAGGACTCAGAGACATATAAAAAAAGAGAGAGAGAAAAACATCATGGCAAAGAGATTCACTGATACGAGTTTATATGATAAGGCATGGTTTCAAGAATTACCTAATCAATATAAGCTATTTTGGGAGTATATAACTAAAAAATGTGATAATGCAGGGTTCTGGGATATTAATCTTGGAATGTTTAGCTATATATTTAATGGTTTAAAACTAAAAGAAGAAGAAATTATAAAAGTGTTTAAAGGTAAAATAGTAAAATTAAACGATAAGTTCTTTATACCTAAATTTATTGAGTTCCAAAATGGAGATACATTGAGGGATAACAATAATGCACATAAGCAAATTATTAAAATTTTAGATAAGAATGGTTTGCTTGATGATTTAGGGGCTTGGAAGGGGCTACCTAGGGGCTTGGCAGGGGCTTCTAAGCTCCCCTTAGGGGAGTCCAAGTATAGTATAGTATATACTAGTAGTAATAATAAAGAACTAAAAGAAAAGAAAATAAATAAAAGAAAAGAAATGTTTGGTAAAAAGGTGTATTTGGAAGATAACATTGTAGATGGTAAGTGGTAATGATTTAATTATCAATGAAGTTATCATCAATCCGAAAGGGGGCAATCGGTGAAATGAGGGTGATTATAGACTTACTCTTAAAAGGGTATGATGTTTATAGACCTGTGATTGATGATAATGGAGTTGATTTATTAGTAACTAAAAATGGAGATGCAAAAAAAGTTCAGTGTAAAAGTCATGATAATCCTACGAAGAAATATAAAACATCTATTGAGATTAACACGAGGAATTGCCAGAAGGCAGATATTATCGCAGTTCCAGTTGCTCAAATTGATAGAATATGTTATATCGAATCAAAGGATTGCAAAAGGTCTATTAATATTGCTTTTGAAGATAGTTCTAGTGGTCAGAAGAAAAATAGAAGGTATTACAAGGACTATTTGGAATTTCCATGGTAACTTTAGGACAGTGAGGATTAATATTAACTAATGAATACAGTGGATAAGAAATCTTTTAAGGTTGGCGAACCTACTGTCCTATTTTTTTGGGGAATGTTGTTATGGGGTCGTATCTCATATCCACACTTCATACAAATAAAGCACACTCTGTAATTTGCATTCCCCAATATCTTGTTAAAGGAGTTCGTTATGATTAGTGTAATTATTATAATATTTATTATACATATTTGTGCAACTAGATTGCTTCTAATTTTTGAAAAAAATATTGAAAAATGGCTTTAAAAAAACAAAAAAGGAGTTAAACATGATTGAAGGAGCAAATGGTACGAGAATAACAAAATGGATTGGCAAAACAGAAAAAATTAAGACTGAGTGGGGGAAAATAAAAGGTAAAGAGTTTTTAAATAAAGAAAAAGAACAGATTCAGATGAGAAGGGGTGATAAATGTTATATAAAAGAAAACGAGAACAATAAAATAGCTTTGTTTAGACAGTTCAAATAACTATTATGCTTTGCGAGATGTGTAACAAAAAAAATGCAAAAAGAAGAGATGATAATATATATGTTTGCAATTCCTGCGACATATTTTATCCAATACCTAAAAAAAAAGAGAGGAATAAGAGATGAGTGAGATGAGATTATGTATTAATTGTAATAATAGAAAACCAACATATAGGTTCAGAGTCAGAAAGGATGCAAATGGCAGTGAACATCTTTGTACAAAATGCAAAAAATGTGAGAGTTTCGCTAGAGCAAAACAACGTGATATTGAAAGGAATTATAAATATCCTTATGCTTTAAATATGAAAAAAATGTTAAAAGACCCTAAATATATTAAAGATAAAAATGAATTATTTAATAAACATGGAAATGGATGGTGGTATGGGGATGGTTGGTGGAATGGCAAAACTGAGACTATTGCCGACAAGACGAGAAGATACGATAAAACTGGAACGACATTAAAGGATATTTGGTAAAATGAGTTTAAATGAACGTAAACAAACTGTTTGCTGGTTTTGTGGCTCAGACATGATTTGGGGTTCAGATTATGATTTTGAAGAATATGGTATTACAGATGCGAAAGGAATTGTAGCCTTTTTAAGCTGTTCTCAAGATGGATGTGAAACTAGTGCAGATTTTTTTAATACAATAGAAGAAAGTGAGGAAAACAATGTCAACAAACCTAACTAAGTATGACAAAGAGAAACAGGGTAAACTATGGGTAAACGATAACAAAGAAACAGATAAACAACCTGATTTTACAGGAAGTGTTGTTTTAGAAGGTGTTAAATACTCATTGGCAGCGTGGTCTAATATGACTGAAGGTGGTAAAAAATATCTTGGAGTAAGAATTAGTGAGTGGCAAGATAAAAAAGGTGATAACACAGTATCAATGTCAATGAATGAAGTTGCCGACCAATTCTCAAAAAAGGATGATAGTTTACCCTTTTAATGGGTAAAGAATATTATCAATTAGGGTGGGACGATAGGAATGCAGACCAAAGCAATATTGCAGAGGATGAAGCGTGGAATTTTTTTTCAACAGATGAGAGCTGGAGAATAGCTCGTTGGGGATTTAATGAAAAAGAAAACTACAGAAATAAAATTACAAAAGGGTGGTGGTACTGCATTCCTAAAGTTTTGGCAAAATCACCTGATGGAGTAGTAATATATAATAAAAACAATAAATATTATCCATATTTTTTAGAAATAAAAGCTGTTGGATTAAAATCATTAAAGTTAAAAAAAGAAGATTTAAAATATATGTCAATTTGGAGACAGACAAAAGGAGTGAAAGGGTTAATATTGTACGCATGGTCTTGCAACCTGCAAAAACACTTTATAGCTGAGTATAATGATTGGGTAAATTTAGTTAACGATGTAAACCCAGAGGTAAAAAAATTTTTCGATAATGGTAAAGAATATTATGATATTCCTGTAGACAAGTTATTTTGAAAGAAAATTATACATTTCAACCACATGATGGCAAACAAATTGAATTTTTACAATCTAAAGCAGATTGGGTGTTTTATGGTGGTGCAAGGGGTGGTGGCAAAAGCTTTACATTGGCTTGGAAGGCTGCACTA